GTGTCCGTCTCGTAGTTGTCCAGCTCGTTACCGACCAACACGGCCCCAATGCGGGGCGTAGCGTTGTAATCGATCCATCCGTCAAGTGCGCGCCGAACCTCGTCCGCCACCTCGCGCGCCTGGCTCCACGACTTAGCCCAGCAGGAGAACTGCACCCGGCCCGATGCCATGCCCGCCGGGCCCGAATTCTCGGGGTATTTGGTCGTGCTGACCCGTTGGTACGTCACCATCGGGAAACGGTTGAATCCCTCGTCATGGGCTTGGCCGGTGGGCATGATGCGATCATTGACAAGGGCGACGAGCGAGGGCGAGGACAACAGGCGTGAGCGGAGAACCACCTCAACCGATGCAGCCACCCCATCCCTCCTTTTGGGCATAAAAAAGACCCCCGATCCTTCGGGGGCTAGATGCCGACAACGTGTTTCTGTCGCTATTTCTTGCCTCTGTTACGTCGAATCGCGGTATAAATCGCTTCCCTAAAGACAACGCCCGCCTCTTCCACCGCAACCTGCTTTTTCGATTCCAACGCCGGACGCAAAAATGGTTGTGCAGCGAAGCGGCGCGTCCCTATCTCGTGCAGGTACAAGTACCATCCCCAGCCCGTAGGGCCAATGGCAAACCGTGCGTAATCCGGCCACGACTCTTCCTCAACCCATCGGATCGTCTTATAAGCGTGACCCTTGGGATGACGCGGCACCTGCGAACGAGGAGCCAAACGCCGTGCCTCTTCGCCAATCGCCTTGGCACCCGCACGAGCCGCCCGGCGGACAGTTGCGCGCTGACCCGCCCGGGTCATCTCTCGCAACTGCCTTTCGAGTGTTTTCGATCCCTCAATCGTCACCGACATCATGGCAAATCACCCTACTCGATGGCCCGCTTGCATATCAACTCCAAACGCTCGTGGCCTCTTGAATACGTCCGCTCAACCTCGTACCGTTTTCCGTCGTAGATCACAAGAGTTTCACCGTCGTAATCGGCCTCAAGCACCTCGAACATCTGCTCCAAACGCAGTCCTATTTGGGCGGCGGCGTAAAACTCCGACTGGCGAACACTTTTCCTGTTTGCGAACACCTCGCGCTTTGTTTCGTGCGGAACAAGTTCGCCTGCGTCATTTCGGGTGTGCGTCACCGACACCAATTCGATCACGTCGTTAAAGAGCACCGATCACGCCTCCCTGGTGTACTCTTCGGAAAGCGTCAAATGTGCTTTGAGCATCTCGTAGGACTGCATCAATCGCTCAGCGTCGGGGTTGTCCCATCCAAAATGCGCCTTGACGTAGATCGATATGGCGCGTTTGACCAACGGGTCCCGAGGGTCCAGTGCACGATCACCCGATACACCGGACAACATAAGGTCCGATTGCGCCGCATCGATGAGGTCTGATACCTCGCCGTCGAAAGCATTATTCTTGATCCGCAACAGATTCTTTATGTCTGCGAGGAGCGACATGGCATCACTCCTTCTTTGCGTCGTTCTCGCCTGTGAGTTCCCCGACACCGGCCAGGGTTTCAACGAACCCCTTCATGGCATCTAAGGCCGCCTGTTTGCCCCGAACTCGCTCACCGTTGGGCAACTCGTACCAACCGCCACCGACGTGCTTTGGTTCAACATCGCTTGTTTCGGCCTGTTCAGCATCCACATCAACAGATGGCTCGGATTTGGGTGGCCACTCAACCCGGGGAACACTAAGACTCGCCAAGAATTCCATGCGTTCCACACTGGGATGACGGTAGGTGTCTCCGGGTCGATAAGTATGCTTCGTGTATTTGCACCGAAACCCATTGATGACTTTGGCTTCGAGCATAGAATCAGCCCCTTTGTTCTTTAGCGCCGCATCGACCTGTATGCACGTATGGCATCGATGGCACGGCCTGCCGTTTTGTGGCCTGCGACACCACCAGCAACGTCGGAGAAGCTCCGGCGGACATCGCCACACCACTTCTGCTTTGGTTATGTCGCCGATTGGATAAAGCCACTCGGGCTCAAACGTGCAAACTGACTTTACCAGGTCGCGCCGCCTTTGGTCTCTTGTCGGATTCGTCATGAATGGACTGTCCAGGTGCGAACTGACGACGACCGCCCTATCTCGATGCCTGGGATTGGCCAGAATCACACCAGTTAGAAAAGACCAGACATTAAGATCCCGAACCACGTACCCCAGCGACCCATAATCGAATCCACTCTCGATGTATCTCATCCTACCGGGCAGCCTTTGACCACTGATCCAATCCATGACTTCGCGCACGGCTCGCTTTTCGTAAGGCGCACGCCCTTCGTGGTTGCGAAGCTGAATATGATGCACAAGCACGTCACATCCGGCCTTCACCGCGAGATAAAGGCAATATGCTGAGTCAATTCCTCCGGACAGGTTGACAAGGACCTGTTTGGGCCATTCCAACCGCGCGGCCCCCTTCCAAAACGATGACAGCCCCGGCGACGAATTTCCGGGGCTGTCTTACCGTTATGTCTCCATATCGGGCTTTGGCGAACGAAGGGGTTTAGATTTCCTCGCCTTCGCCTTCACCTTCGCCACTTCCGCCACCCTTCTTCCCTCGCAGGAAGCCGTTCCACCGGATGACGTTTCCGCCAGCGTACACGCTGCCACGGTGGGCAACTTGGCCGGAGCGGAACTTGTAGTCGGTCGAACGCTGGATGTCGATGTCGGAGAAGATTGCAAGGCCATAGCTCGACAAGTGGCCGAACGCCATGGCGTAATCACCGGGCTGAGTCGTCGCCGAGCTGATCGGCTTACACGCGCTGTTGATGATGTAATCCACGCCATCAATCGTCCCGGTGTTTCCGTTCGAACGGATCGTGTGGATTCGGTTACCATTGCCGTCTCGAAGCTGAGCGAATGCCTTGAGATCCAGCTTGTTGAGGATCAAAACAGCACCGTCCTCAACGTCCTCTTCGCCGCCGTAACCGAAGATGAAGTCATCGAGGGTGCTTTCGGTTATGGCGTCGATTTCGAGGTCGGTCGCTGGATCAATCGCACCTGCGGTTTTGTTTCCCGAATCGTAATTGGAATTGAAAATCCCGGTCAGCACGTTCGTCCCGCCCGAACCGACAAGGATTTGGCGCGCAAGCCGTCGGCGAAGATGAATACGGATGGATTCGGCAATCTCTGCGTCATAGTCGGCGTCAGGGAGCTTCGTGACCCCTTCATCGACCTCGCTATAGGCAGTGATCTTGGACTTGTGGATTGCCACCAAGCCAAACTCCATGTCGGTTTCATGGTAATTGGCGTCGTCGGCAACCTCTTTCCCTTCCCCGTATCCCTTAATGTAACTGTGTTCGAACGACTCTCCACCCAGACGGTTGAAAAACCGCACTCGGTCAACAAGGCCGGACACGACGTTGAACGTCGGGCTGATCTCATCCGAATACCGGGTCGGGGTGAGGATACCCTCGGAGGTGAGCTTCACCGCGTTCATGGCTCGGAGTTCACGACCGCGCTTCGCAGACGGCCTCCAGACTTCCCTTCGAGCCGCCGAACCAAACGCCCGGCTGTCCTCGTCGTCGGTCCGGTCAACCACGACGCCGGAAACATCATCGTCACCAATCGTACGTCCCGAAATATCCGCCAACTGATCCTTCATCGCCCGTGCGTTGGCCCGAGCCTTGCGGGCTTCGTCGTATGCGTTGTCGAGGGCCTCGATCTCTTGACGCTTGGCATCAAACTTGTCCCTGCTCCCCTCTTTCGCATACGCCTCGGCCTCGGCAACCAGGGCCTTGCGCTGCTCTACGTACTCCTGCCTAGTCATCAAGCTCATCCAACTCATCTCCTTTGATTTTGATTAACTCCAACTCCAGTGCCAATGCAGGCTTGTCCGCCTCACGCTGCATCTGTTTCGCAACATCAAAAAACCGACGCGCGCTTGCGTCGGCCTTGTTCAACACTGCCATTCGACTAAAAGCGAAGGAAGGGGTTATTCTCGCCTCCGCTTTTTCTTTGTCGGCCTCCGTGTACAGAATGCCGTCGGCAAACCCCAGATCGACTGCTTTTTGAGCACTCATCCAAGTCTCTTCGTCCATGAGCTGAGCGATTCGTTCCCGACTCAAACCCGTCTTGAGCTGATATGCGTTGATGATGCTCTCTTTGGTCTCGTCGAGTTCCTCGGCCACATGTCGAAGTTCCTCTGCGTCGCCCGTCGCCTGCATCCACGGGTTATGGATCATCATCGTGCCGATCGGCGATATGAGCACCTCATCACCAGCCATGGCAATGATCGACCCAGCCGACAGAGCCTTGCTGTCGATCTTCACCGTGACCCTTCCGTCATGTTCTTTGAGCGCGTTGTATATACCCGCAGCCGCCCAAACACTTCCACCAAGGCTATCAATCCACACCGTTAGGTTTTTTCCTTGATGCTGCGAGAGCGCGTCGCGGAATTCGTTCGGTGCCGTATGAGAGAGCCCGAACCACTCATAAAGCCACACATATTCATCATCCACGATGTCGCCGTCGATCCGAAGTTCAACTTCGTCGTCCGAGACGTTTTTGAAGTTCCAAAACCGCATTACATCACCTCGCCTTCTCCCTCGGGACCCAAATGCCCGTCTGATCGTCCTGTACAGCATCGACGAATCGCTTGTCTACCTCGCCCGTATTACGCCCCTTGCTGCGATTGACGACCGCCGTATCCAAACGGCGCACCGGTTTATCCCCACCCTCGATGGGCGGTAAGTTCAACACGCGGCGCCACTCGTTGGGAGTCATGGCTCCACGGTCCACCATTTGCGACAGTTGCAACTTCGTGCTCATACTGGCGTAACTAAGGTCGGTCGCACCAAAGACGATGCGGTTACCAAAGCCACGTTCGCGACGAGTGAACAGCTTCCGGGTAAACTCATGGCTCATTTGCTTGGCAAGTGGCTCGATTTCGGCTTCGTAGTACGCAATCCACTGATCCTCGGTGTATGACGCCTGCACAATCTTCTCATTGACACCGAAGAACGAGTAAATGCGTTCAATCGCCCGTTGCTGGTGCGGTGATTGCGGAACGTACTGGTTGCCGTCTTTCAGTTCTTCTAGCTCGTACCTCGCCGGGTCGGTCGGGATGATGCCGGTATCGTTGTCCAACGAAAGAAACTCGTCCGAAATGTCGCGAACGAGTTTTTCCCGGTCCTTGGGGTTTAACTGGACCTTGATTTTCATGAGCCAGCGAATGACCGCAGAGCGCCTTACAGCACTCACAATGCTTTGGTCCGACGCAGATATGACATCAAGTAACGACTGAAGGGCGTCTGCCTTCGGTGCACCAAACATCCGGTTTTCGCTGTAATCGTCCCGAAGGTGGATGAGGTCTGAGTATGGCAATATCCGCGTCTCCCCGGTCGTGAGGAGGAACCGGATATACAGTCTACCGTCCTCTCCTTTCACCGCTTGGGCACTCTGTGCATCGACCGGATACAGTTGGGCCGGCAAGCCGTCTTCGTCCCGAACGATCTCAGCAAATGCGTTGTTGTTGATGGCCAAAAGGGAGGTCATGCGCTCAAAGAACATCTGCCCGCTTGAATACGGATTCGGTTCTTCGAGCAACACCCGCATATACGGTTCGGGGTTGATTTGCAACCCTCCATCACTTTCCCGTACGTGCATCGGCGTCAACTTCCCGATGGTTTTCACCTTCGGGCGGATCGCCGCCCTTACGATGTCGCTTTTGTAAATCGTCCCATCCCAAGCTCGGAACGCATCACCCCAATCGGTAATGAGTCTAATTTGCGTAACCTCTTGGTTACCGCGGCGATTCATCAGCTTGTTCCACCATCGCAAACACTCACCCCCTTTAGGGCATAAAGAAGCACCCCATGGGGGTGCTTCAAACTACGGTTGAAACGCCTTGAAGTCGTCCTCAACCTTTTTGTAAGCGATGTATGCCATCAGATATGAGGCATAACCGTCGATTCGGGCTCTTGAACCCCTCTTATCTGGCGCGATGTTATTATTGGCATCAATCCGGGCCGCCGTATTAGTTACACACCATCTAAAAAGCCCGTTATGACGACTAAATATCATCCCTTTATCTGCAAATATAGCCCGAGTCTCCCTCATTGGCGTAGAAAGAGTCTGTGGCCCAAATGGTATGTGGAATGTCACCCCATAGCCATCAGGGTCCTCGGGCGGGAAGCCTGCCAATGCCATCTCTTCCGAGAAGTCGGCATAATGGTATCTGTCGGCCCCGATCTTCCAGAGGGTCACGTCGTACTCTCGAACAACATGCGAAAACCAAGCCGCGATGTCCTTGCGATTGACCAAACTACCTTCGCATATCTGGAGGAGTTGGTCGTTCAAGGGATCGCTCGCACCGGTTTTCGTAAAGCTGCGGTAGGCCATCTGGTCCTCTCTGGAGTTTTGCTCGATCCGGTTCTCTGCGATGAAGTATCGCTGGAACAGATGCAGCTTGCCATC